GTCCATACACTAAACCATCCTTGATCTCTACCGGTGCAATGTATTTGCATTTGCACTTGGTAATAATAGCGATCAGGCATAGTAGGATAAAACTCCATGCTGAAAGGGCATTTAAGCTCTACAGGATCATCATTAAAGTAAGCATCAGCACTAGCACCAATAGGCAAACTATCATGCACTATAAGTTTATTGCCAGGCATACAAAAGTCACCCATTTCCTTTTCAAAAGCTGATAAAGCATCACGTTCATGTAAAGTACCCCACGCAGTAGCTTCATTACCTTCAAAAGGTGGTTCACGCATAGTCATCTGACGCCAGAGCTTTTGTCTTTCATTGACAGAAGCCCAAGCATTAGATGCGGTTACTATGTTATGCCTACGATTGTCAGTTAAGTGACTCATGCAGACTTTTTAAGATCATTAGCATATTCACGCAATTCTTCTTGAATTGCTGGTGTTAAACTAAAAAATGCTTCTTTAAGTTTACCTTTTTTATTAGCTTCTAAAAGGTTGTTTTTAGCAACTGTTAAATCAATTTCAGTAACCACTTCTTTAACTGGATTACTTTGTTGGTGAATAGCATTAACAACCTCATTAGCTGAAGCAAACTCAGTACCACCAATACCAAGACAAGCCAAAGCCCTACCGATAGCAGAAGTTTCGCAATTTTCAACATAAGAAGTACCGTTGATTTGACTTGCTTTACGGAACTCTTGAGCATGGCCTGTAGCAAAAGTTTGAACTGAACCATCATCTTTGTGCTGGCCGACATAAGCTTTAATAATACATTGGTCATCATCAATCTTCACAATCTCTGTTGTTAAATAATAGTTAGGAAATTTATCTCTAAATTCTGCAACTCTAAGAGCTACTGTTTTATATTCTTTACCTTTGATATTTACGATTCCGTTACTCATTTGGATTCTCCTGTAGTTTCATTTCCAGTTCGTGTAGTTCCTGCATCACTTGTTGGTAAAACATCAATTCTTCCATATTTTTCATCCATCCTATCGTTATGTTCTTTTAAATCTTTGGTTATTAATTTAAGCTCTTGTATTACTTTTGATATTGGTATTAAGCCATGATTCGCCATAAGAAGTATCCTATAAAAATTATCATAAAGCAACATATAAATTTAGTCATCATGTTTCTCTTGTTGATCTAGTTTATGTTGCGCTTCTTCTTCCATTTGTTCAAGACGTTCCATATCGTCTAAATAAGCATCAGGATCTAAATGTCTTTCCATTATATTGCTCCTGACAATTTACCAATTACATATAGGCATAATGCCACATAACACCAAAACGCTATTGCTGTTACTATCATTGTCTTTATACTCATGTAATTCTCCTAAGGGTTAAATGTTGCAATACCCATATTAATGGCATTTTGAACCATGTCAAGTATTATTTAACAAAATACTAGAAATAAATTAGTTTGCTTCTAGTAATTGTTTGTGGTAGTGTTTTGCTTATGGAAATCTTACGTTTTGTTATATTAGATGAATTTGACGGAAAACCTATTAGGGCCTTTAGTAACAGGGCATCTGCTAAATGGTTTCTTGAGAATAGGCCTGATTGTAAGCTCCATGTGTTACCAAAAGCAAAATCTGTGCCAATGACAGATTTATATGAAGAATGTCTATTTTAAGGAAAAATATGCTAAAAATTAAGAACTGGGAAAAGTTTAATCTTTATAGTCCTAAGAATCCAAGATACCAAAAACGCATGACCTGGTTTAAATTTTACGGTACAGATTACATAAATAATATTGAAATACATAAGCTAAATTTTGAACAAAAAGCTATTTTAGTAGAGTTATGGTGTTTAGGATCTGAAAGTGATGGAATATTGCCTGATAATTTTGAAATATCTTTTAGGCTTCATTATCCTTCTGATTTTATTGAGAAAATTGTAGGTGAATTACATGTTAGAGGTTGGTTAGAGGATTACCAGCAGTCTGCTAGCATAGAGAAGAGAAGAGAAGAGAAGATAAGAGAAGATATAATGTTGGATAAATTTAATGAATTTTGGGAAGTGTGGCCAAAAGGAAATAGAAAAGTTAATAGAGTTGGTTGCTTAAAATTATGGCAATCTCAAAAGTTAGAAGAAATTGGTGACAAAATTATCAATCATGTTAAAATCATGTCAGATACAGATTGGAAAAAAGACAACGGACAATGGATACCTATGCCAGCTACATATTTACGTCAGGAAAGATTTAATACAGAGCTTGCTGCTATTCGTAATTCGTGGGACAATGCACTATGAACTTAGGTGACGCACTAGATAAATTAACAGTTTCTCAATCAACAGTAGATGCTTACTATCAACAAGAGGAGTATTCTCATGCAGAATTTAAAATTAAAAGTGCAGATTCGTTTACTGATCTTGTCTTGCACTATTACAACCATGAAATTAATTCTGGTAAATCGTTGGGCTTCTCTAAAACGGAAGATAAATTTAGGATAAGGCCAGCAGAGCTTACTGTGCTTACAGGAATATCAGGGCATGGTAAAAGCATGTGGTTATCACAAGTCATTCTTAATATTCTTAAAGATACTAAAGTTTTATTGGCAAGCCTAGAAATGCGCCCAGTATTAAGTATCAGTCGCATGATTCAGCAAACATTAGGATCACCAGAACCAACAGATGATTACATTAAAAAGTTTTGTGGCAGAGCTGCTGACAAGTTATATATTTACGATCAAACAGGCGTCACTACTTCAGACGATATGATAGCGACTCTTTACTATTCAAAGTACGTCTTGGGTATCAATGTAGCTATTATAGATTCCTTAATGAAGATGTCGGACATCAGCGAGGAGTCAATGGAAAAACAAAAATTATTTGTTGATAGATTAGCTGTAACTTGTCGTGATTTAGAGATCCATGTTTTTTTAGTTGCACATAGTAAAAAGCCTTCAACAACAGAAGAAGATGTACCAGACGCTACACAGATTTTAGGCAGCTCTCATATTCGTAATTTATGCGATAACATAATTTGCGTTCACAGGTCTAAAAGAAAAGAACGATTGATTGATGAAGGTAAAACAGCAGAAGAAGAATTAAGAAAAATACCAGATGCAGTTGTGACAGTTCAAAAACAACGCAATTTTACGTTTGAAGGCTCATTTGCATTTTGGTTTGATCCTAAAGGTTTAAGATACAGGGAGTCACCAAGTGAAGTACGAAACTACAGAATGGTTTAAATATTTAGATTTAGATGAAGAAGGAAAGCCATTATCTCCTACACATTGGAGAGTAACATTACCTAACGGAACAGTTTATAAAAGTAAAGGATATGACAATGCTGAAATGGAGCTTAACGAAAAACAACCTAGAAAATCTTATTACCAAATTAAGATTACTTGATTGGACTAAATCATGGCGTGTAACAGTAGTAGAAGCAAAAGCAAATCGTAGCTTAGAACAAAACGAAAGGTTATGGGAGCTTTATACTAGCGTAGGAAACCATTTAGGCCTGGACAAACAGCAGGTTCACGAACTCATGTCTTGGCGTCTACTTAGATCACAGTCAGAAATAGCTGGCTTTCCGGTAGAGCTTATAAAATCTACTACGAAACTTACAACAGCAGAAATGACAGATTACCAACAGCAAATAGAGCTTTGGGCAAATACAATGGGCTGGAGCTGGGATCTATGAACTATAGAAACCCTAAACTACTTAAACTAGCAGAATATTCACCATGTATGATGTGTTCTATTTTAGACGGAACTATAGTGGCCGCACATAGCAATCAGTTAAGAGATGGTAAAGGTACAGGTATAAAGTCCCATGACCACCGCATAGCGTTTCTATGTCATCAATGCCACCACATGATAGATAATGACAAATCATTAGATAAACATGATAGAATAGCTGCATGGGAAGAAGCGCACAGAAAAACTATAGGTTGGTTATTTACTAACAACCATTTGAGGGTAAAATGAAATATTTAGTAGGTTTTATAGGTATATTATTTTTACCTTTTGCAATAGTTTTTGTGGCTTTTGAAGCAGCTTGTATTTATATTGTTAATTCTTGTAATAAGGAGTAATTATGGCAGATAAAAACCCTATCACAGGTGATCTATTACAATCACGCATGAACAGCAAAGAATTTGAAGATAACTTTGATCGTATATTTAGACGTAAAGAAGCATTTAAAGAATTACAAGAATCAGCCGATCAATACTTTGCAGAATATGAATTGCATCCTAGTACAGGAGAAGTGCAAAAGCGTTTTGTAGATGGTGTATCTAAACCTAATGGAGAACAATTTGGCAACGAGTCCGACTCAACTGAGTCTTAAACTTTTAAGAGATCAGGGATATACAGTTGCTATAGTAGAACATTGGAACGCATTTGCAAGAATACGACAAGATCTATTTGGATTTATAGATATACTAGCTTTAAAGGGTAAGGAAGTATTAGCAGTACAAACCACCACCGCTTCAAATATGTCGGCCAGAGTAACCAAAATAAGTAATAATGAGTATGTAGGTGCAGTTCGTGATGCTGGCTGGACTATTAATGTACATGGCTGGCATCAAGACGATAAAAAGAAATGGCATTGTAAAGTGAAAGACGTAAGTTGAAATTTCAATCGGAAGAATATTACTATCAATACAAAGATGCGGTAATGGAAACAATAGGCGAGGATAAAATGACTTGCCAAGAAATGTCTAAGAAATTAGACGTACATTACAACAGAATTAAATGGGTAATGTTTAGACTTAGAAACGAAGATCATTTATCATCATACAAATATAATGACATTACATATTATCTCAAACCTAAACCGCATCCATTACAATCTATATTTGGCCATGAA